TTACTTACTAAATAGTCATACCAACTTTTACCAATTTCATGTAAATAATCAGTACCAATATGCCATACTGGAAATAACCTTAATCCAAAATATGGTTTAATAAAATCTGGTTCTTCATCAGGTGATGATAAGACAATTTGCTCTGGGTGTGGGTGAAACCTTTCAAAATTATCTACTACTTGCTTCATTAACTCCATTGCTTTTTCATCACCTACATATTTAGATAATTGTCCTCCAATTTGAGTAGAATAAGTTAATTTACCATCAGACCAACCACCTGCACCTAGATATCCAGTCATTACCTCTTCATAAGGTCTTAAGTATGGGTCTTTACCCATATCAATAATAATGATTCTTCCATCAAAATTATTGTCAACCAATTTAGTAGCAGCGTTTACACCTGCTACTCCTGCTCCTACAATTACTACGTTTTTACTCATATTTACTTATACTTTTAACACATCAATATACAAAAAAAAAGCTGTGGCTCCAAATAATGGTGCCACAGCTACCTAAATTTCTTTAATTAAGTCGACTGGCTATGAATCAGTCTATATATTTTTATTTAGCAATTACAGCATGTACAATCACATGATACGCCGCAATTACATACTTTACAATTACATTTCATATTATCCAAATTTTACTTTTACTTGTCTGTAAATATTATCTAAATCGTCTTCTAAATCTGGATCACCTTCCCATCCTCTAACATTAGCATAATAATCATATACATCATTAGCATTTTCTAAGCCTTTAATTGCTCTCATATCTACTTCATCACTGATGTCTGATTCGTAATCAAAGATATATTTTTGAAGAGGAGTTAATTCTTCTTCAAATAATTTACCTTCTGCTAAATATTTTCTTAAATCGAAGTTATCCATTTATTCTAATTTTTAAATCAGTTGTACCTTTTAGTACACGGTGAATTTCACCTTTGGTTATAAATATAGTTTCTCCTTTCTTCATTGCTCTAGGTAGCATATTATCTCGTTGAATACACCATCCTTCACCTTCAAGGATTTCTATTTTTCTATCTTCATCATCTTGGTGCCAAACCAAATCCATTGGGTCAACATCTTTAGAGAATGTTCTTATATTATCATCGTCATTATACGGCTTCATTATCCTGGGATATTTGTTGCTATATCTCTTATTAATGTGTTTAGGTCTTTACCTTTTAAAGCTGCCTTTAATGTTTGTAAAGCTCCCTTATTAAGGTCACCTTTTAATAAAGCTTGTACTGCTCCACCTCCTGCTAAAACTCCTAAAGTTAGTATTACTGCCGCATATAAAGCGTCAGTTGTTACATCTAAGGCTTTTTCATTTTTAATAAATAACCCCATTACTCTTTTAATAGGACTTTTAAAATCTTTTTCTAATCTATGAGTAAAACTTTCTATTTTTTTAGCAGCTTCTTCTCCTTTACCAAAATCATATTTTTTAAATATTTTTCCTACCCATTTGGATAATATATTAGTTAAAGTAGTACCTGCTAATACAGTTGCTAATATAGATACAGGATCAACTACTTCATTTACCTTATCGTCTTTATCTAGAATATCTTCTATTTCATCAGCTAATTCTTTACCTAAAGAACCTATTTCATTTTCTTCTAAGTTAGGAGCTACATTTTCTTTACTTTCATTAAGATATTTACTTATTCTTCTTATAGCATAATCATCACCATAATTACCTGCCATCCAATTATTATGGATATAGTAAATTACATCTTTAAATCTTTCTGGGTTTAATCTAGATCCTGCTTTTATTAGATCTTCCATGTTTTTATCAAACCCATCATCTAACTCATCAAATGCTTCATCAATAGTACCCGATACTGGTCCTCTTCTAGCATAATAAGACTGTTGTATATCTGCTTCTCTACTTAAGCCACCCATTACATGATCAACTATATCTTTTAAACCTTCAATTGAAATAGGAGTTGGTGAATAATTACCATCTACCATATAGGCATCCATTCCTGCTCTAGCTAATCTGCTTGTTTCTTTCATTCCAGCTTTCATAGCTTCTTTTTGGTCAATTTGATAACCACCTAATTGTCTAATTTGGAATTGATCTTTATCTTTATCATAATCAAATATTACATACTGATCTTTCCCAGATGGTTCTCTTTTAACAATATAGCTATCATCACTATGGAAGTGATCATCTACTATATATTCTTTGTTAAAGTAATCAAATAATCGACCACCATCCATTGCTTCGTTTAAAAGCCTGCCTTCAGCTAAATATTTTCTTAAATTAAAGTTATCCATTTATTTTGTTTTACCCCATTTTTTACCTTTTCCTTTATCTTTACATTTTGAAGGAGTAGGTCTACAAGATGGGTATTTTGCTCTTTTTTCTCCTTTTTTTCTACCACAGGCTTTATATTTCATTTTGCCTGTTTTTGGGTCTTTTCTTCCTGTATTACAGTCAACCCATCCACCTTCTTTGCCTGAGGGACCTGAACGTTTAAACCATTTACGTAATGATTCATCTTCAGTTAATTCATCAATAATTGATTCCTTAATACCCTTCCAAATATCACCTTTACGACATCTGACTACAGCACCTGATTTATATGCTGAAGGTTTCTTGAATTTTCTATCTGCTATTTTTAAGCAACGATCTCGTTTTTTCTTTTTTTCAAGAACACTCTGTACTGTTTCTTTAATCCTATCCATTACCAAAAAGTATTCATGTTAGCACCTAATCCTAATTGACTTGCATATCTTGGTAATCTACAAGACCAGTAAGATGGTTTTGTTCTATCTGTTTTTTGAGAACATTTATGTCTAGCAGCAAATGCTTTTCTTGCTTTAGGGTTTCTTATTTTAGCTCTTAAACCACCTGATCCAAATGATACTTTTTTAACTTTTTTAGTTTTTGGATCTCTAACATAAACATAATATGCTTTAGAACCACCTCTTTTAGGTTTTCCAATTGGTGGATCCTTTTTTTCTTTTTTCTTTTTCTTTTTCTTTTCAGTAAGTGCATTTCTTACTGCTTCTTTAAGTTTATCTTTTTTCTTAGGATCAGCAAGTCTACCAAAAACTTTTTGACTAATATCAGTATCAAAAGTTGATCTACCAGTTAAGGCTGCGTTCATAGCATCTATACTAACATCTAAATCTTCAATATCTTTTTCTCTTTCACTATCACCTCTCATCATATCTAATAAGGCATTTCTTATTTGTGTTAGAAGTTCTTCTTTTTTATCTTCTTCTAATGGTAATAAAACATAATCACCATCTCTATGTTGTTTAACAGTAGTCATTTTACTAAGAAGATCTTTAACTTGGTATTTATTAAATCCTAATTTTATTAATGCTTTAACTAATGGTTCTAAACCAGCAGCTCCACCTTCATCAGATAATGTTTGTTTAATAATCTCTATACCTTTAACAAAGTTTTGATCTGATACGTTTTCATTCATATCATAATCACGAAGTTGCTTGTTAATTTTATATAAACGGTCTTCTAATTTATTTAATTGACCACCATAATAATCGGCTATTTCTCCTCCTTCTGGTTCTGCTTCTTGCTCCATATCTCTATATAATTGAGCAATTTCAGCTTCGATTTCAGCTTTCATACCTCTTAATGTTAAAGCTTCATCATAATCAATTCTTTCATTTAATGGGCTTTTTAAATCTATTTCAATTTCAACATAATCAGGTCCAATATCCCATTTATGATTATATTTTTTAGCCAATTCTATAAATGCATGATCTTTACCTATAAATTCATCAATGTTACTTTCGTTATAAAAGTCATCTATTTTATCTTCTCTATCCTCGTACGAAACAGAAAATGATATTACTCCATCATCAACATATCCAGTATATTTACCAGATTTTCCACTTAGGGTAGCCATTTGAAATTCATCATCAATGTCAAGATCAATATTTTCATTAATCATAGGTAAATCTAATGGTACAATTTCATCTTCATATAAATCAAATTCACCTAAATGTGTTTCCATTATACCTTGATCTTCTTCACATAAATCAAGAACGCCTCTAGAATATAATTTTCTTGCTTCTTTAATTAAAGACAAATGAGCATCTGATCCAATTCTAAATACACTTTCCATTAACGGAATATTTTCATTAATATGGTATTGGAGATTTTCAGATACTAGTTTTTTAACCCTACCTTCAGTTAAGAGTGGGCCTCTAATTTTTGTTTCACAAGTATTACATCCGCAGTTACACATAATTTATTTTATTATAAATATTAAGATGCTTTAACAAATACAGAAGATTCATCTCCCTGAGATGAAGCATATCTAACAAAAGCATCTATTATTTCATTTTTATCTTCTGATTCATCTATAGCATTAATTAGTTCTAAAGCTAAATACTTAGATATTCTCCAAGCTTGGTTTGATTTAGGGGTTGGTTTAGCATTATAGTAAGATTCAAAATCATTAATATCTAAACCTTCAGTTTCATCCCATAATTTTTTAAATTTAGCTTTAAATTTAGGATCTTCTTCTGATGCCTGAGTTCTAATTACTTTAGGATCAGAAACTGCTACATTATATTTATCTAATACTGATTTAATATACCCATAGCCTACTTTACCAGCTGCAGCTCCAACGCCTTCTAATTCACCCATAAATCCAGTATCACCTCCAAAATTTCTAAATTCCATTCTTCCACCATCACTAAATGTAATAAAACCTTTAGCACTTTTAGGACCAATAGCTATACCTTCATATTCAACAGCATCTGGTTTTTGGAGATTAGTTACTTTTAATTTAGCTGCTTTTTCTGCTTTTTTAAGTGAGACACCTATTATTGTTCCTTCATTATATTTTTCTAATAATAAAGCATTTATTTCACCTAAATTATTAGGCCATTCAATATTCATTTCACTTGGTGCTACCATCCAAATATCTGCTGGGTTCCATTTATTTATATCTCTAATACCAACATCTTTTAAAAATGGTTTTACTGCTGCCTCTAAATTTTTAACCCATGCAGATCCTCTATTTTGAATAAATGGACCCGAATAAACTGATGCTAACTCATTAGCAATATTAACACTAGAATTAAGCCATCCTGGGTTTCCAAGTAATAATTCTTTTCCTTCATTAAATCCATCTCCATCTACATCATTTTTAGATGATTCAATATTTTCTTCAGTAATATCTTCTGGGGTAATGTCTCCTCCTTTACTATACCTAATAGCATTTGCTATACATTGAGCGTTTTCAGCTGCTTTAGTTACGTCAGATCCTCCTCTCATTCCACCTCCACCACCAAATTCAGCAGTTTTAGCTAATTTAGAAGTAGTAATAATATTACCATCTTTATCTTTTAATTCAATACCTTTTGTAGGAATAGGATTACCTAATGCTTGTATAACTTCTTCTTTATTATCAACTGTAAATTCAGATCCATCAACTAATGTTAAAGGTTGATCCTTTTCAATTTTTTTTATTAAAATATTAATACGAGGTTCTTTAACACCTCCTCTAAACGTAGCATCTTTTTCTAATTCTCGTTTAGTTAAAGCAGTTACTTCAGCAAGTTTAAATTTAAAATTAGTAGCTTCACTAATTAGCGACTCTAATAATAAAACATCATTAGGGTCATCCATATCAGGATATCCTTTAGGAAATTTATATGAAAATTTAGTAAAAAAATTATCGAATATATTCATTATGCTTCTACATCTACATCAACATCTACTTCATCTTCTACTTCAGGTGCTGAATCGGTTTCACTTGCGTCTACTTCTGCTCCACTTTCTGGACCATATTGTAGTATACGAGCTATAGCTTGACAAGCATATTCTTCTTCGTCTAAGTTTAATAGGTAATATTTTTTACCTTCTACTTGTGCTATCCAACTACGGGTACCGTACATTAATAGAAAATTCTGTCCATTTAATAAATTTATTCTAAATGTTGATGGACGAGGAGCAACCCAATCAATTCCTTCTAAAAATGAATCAAATTCATGGGTTAATAATGCAACAATTATATCCTTTAGTTCAGGGAATTTCGTTAGTTCATCATAAGCTAAAGCAGCATCATCTGCTTTACTTTTTTCACCTACTACTTGTAGTGCTAACGCTCGGATTTTCTCTTTTAATTCTGCTGCAGTCATTAGTCATTTTGTTTTGATAAGTAAGCTGCTACAGCCATTTCTTTTTTCTTTTTATCAGATTTACCTTTAAATTGTTTAGCATCTGATTTTTGGAAATCATCTACAAAATCTCCAACTTTATGTCTTTTAGTTAATTTTTCTTTAACTATACTATTTATTTTTAAGTCTATACTTTCACCAAATGATTTCATCCATTTAGCTAATATTTCTCTTGCTGTTCTTTTATCTAAACCAAATTCATTTGCTAAATAAGGAGCAGCACCAAACATATTTGTTACACCTGAGTCTCTTAAGTCACTTAGATATGTAAACATTCTTTTTTCTACACCTTCTTTTATTTCTTCAATTGGTTTAATTATATAATCACCATGTTGATGTTTAACTACACCAACAGTTTTCTTAAGAATTTTAATTAATTCGTCTTTTTTAATTTTTAAATCTTTAAGAGCATCTACTATTGGTTTTAAACCAGCAGCACCACCTTCATTTTTAAGGACTTTTTTAATTATTTTTTGAGCTTGAAGAATTTTATTTATATCTTCTTTTTCTTCATTCATATAGTAATCTTCCTCCTCTTCATCATAGTAATCATCGTAATCATCTTCTTCTTCTTCATCTTCGAATTCAGATTCAAAATCAAACATTCCTCTATCTAATTTTGTATATTCATCTTCAGGTGTTGCTTCTACATGATCTACTACTTTTTCTAAAGCAAATTTAATTAATCTTTCATATCCATCTTCATCAGCGCCCATTGCTTTATCAAATATACTTGTTAATGTTGATTGTATATCAAAAGGAATTTGATTTGAATTAATTAAAAATGAATGAGCAGGACCTGCTGTTTCAGCTCCATAACCTCTATAAAAATAATCTCCATCATTAAAGAATCTGTAAATTATTCTATTAATAGCTCTTATCATTTCACCTTCTACAGTTTCCGAATCGCCACTACCTGGGACTAATTTATCAAATAAAGCATCATTTCTTTTTCCTAATGGACCTGAGATAAATTCTTTAATAATGTTTTCATCAACTTTACCTTTAGATAAATCTTTTGTTTTATCTTGTAAAATGTTTGATTTGATTATAAATTTAAGAATCTTTTTTAACTTACTAAATTCTTCAGCTTTAACTGGTTCTTTATCATAACCCATTCTATCAACAAAGCTTTTTAGGAAATCTAAATCACCTTGATCTAAGCCATGTCCCTCATTTACAGGGGCAGTTAATGATTGTACTATAAGTTCTTTGATTCTTTCTTTGTTCATGCCTTCAACTTTGGTTTTTGCTTTATTAGTTGCTATACCATACATTACTTTCTCCGCATCCTTACCGTACCTTTTAACTAGATTACGTTTATTTTTCAATAAACCCTTGAGGACAACTTCACGGGATTCTAGTTCACGCTCAGTAAGCTTGCGTTCTGTAAGCATTTTGTTAATCAGTATTGTTACCAACTACATACTCTCTTGTAAAGAATGTAATTGTATTTCCTATCTGATCAGCTAATTTATCGTTGCCTAAAGCATTTGCAGCATCCATTGCGGCTTTTAAAGAATCTTGTACAATTTCTTCTTCTGGAGAAAGTCCAACTTGAACTTTTGCTTTAACAGCTTTTTTCTCTATTTCAATATCATCTCCTTCTGCATCAACAGATACTTCATCTTTAACATCTACATCTACATCTGCTTCTACTTCGTCTTCGATATCAACGTCTACGTCTTCTTCTTGCTCAGTATATAATGAATCATGATATTGTGATCCAACTTCTTCTTGCCATCCTTCAGCTAATGATAATTCAGCTAAAATTTGTTCTCTGATTTTTGCTTTTAATTCAGATACTTTCATTTTCTTTAATTCTGATTCGATATCGTCTTTAGCGTCTTCAAATCCATCTTTGTATCCTTCTTGTTCAGCATCAGTTCTAGCATCTTCTTTCATTGCATCTTTATCATCTTCGTCGTACATTGGTTTTTTACCGTACTCTTCAACTGATTCCTCTTCTAGGCCTTCTTTATTTACTTTATTCTTTCCTGGCCCACTAGCTTTGCCTTTTGCTTCAGCATCTCTTTTGCCAAATTTACCATAAGAATCGTCTCTACGATCTTTAAAGGATTGTTTTTTGTCTTTTTCAGCACCTTTACGAGCACCTAGAGATTCATCTTCTCTATCGTCGTACCCTTGCTTGTATTTTTTTTCAGAAACTTGTTCTGATTCAGTTATTACTGTGCTTTCTTGGTGGATTTTACCACTTTTAAGATAAGCTTTATAATCAAAGTTGTCCATTGTGTATATTTTTATTTATAAATATTAGTTTTTTCCTCTAGAGTTACCTCCTCTTGAACTACCTCCACTTGAGACATTACTACCACGGGAAATATTTGAAGATGGTGGGGGAGAGTATGATCTTGTTGAAGTTGGTGGGTTAATATTAATAGAATTATTATTAGGTCTCCAAGATCCTCTTATATTATTATTATTGTTTATATTATCGTTAATAATTGGTCTACCATTGTTAGGTACATTGTTAGGGTTACTATAAACTCTAGGTTTAACATTAAAGTTTTCTCTTAATTCATTAACAACATTATTAATTATGTTATTGTTTCTAGGTTTATTGTAACGTCTAACTATATTATTTTTTATATTATTATCTCTTTGAATAATAGAATTAGATCCTATTCTACTTCCTCTAGGACCATTAACGTATGCTACATTACCTCTTCTACTTGAATTCCAAACTACATTATAACCTGGATTATGCCAAGGTCCGTTATACCAGTTATTCCAAGGGTTATAAGGTCTATTCCAACCATACCAAGGTCTGTTCCAACCCCAACTATTCCACCCATAATAAGAATAAGGGTAATTAAATGCCCAATCAGACCAAAACCAATTACTGTAAAAGTATACGTCAAATCTGTTATATGGACGCCAAATACCTTCTAATCGAGGATTGCTATAATACCAACTTAAAGGTTGATTCATAGCATATTGAGCAAAATCCCATCTAAAATTAAAATCTCTTCTTAATTTACTTCTTAATTGAAAATAAGAATCAACAGTATCAATTTTTACATCTGAAGGTACTGTTAATACTACATCTTCAGATCCATAAACTGGGTCATAATTTAAAGTTGATAATCTATAAGTTGAACAACTACATAGACTTAATATAAGGATCCCAGTAAGAAGGCCAAACATGTTTGCCCAAATACGATCTGGAATGCCTAAGTAGTTTTTATTATTCATAAAATTTTAAAGATGCTTAACTTACATCCATGGCATCATCATGGTCTAATTTGATACCTATATTATCAAACACAGGTTCTAAATCTTGGTAATATTGGAAATCATAAGATCGACCTCCAAATCTACTATCGACTTGTACTCCTAATTTTTTAGCAACATAACGAACATCATCACTGTTAAATCTTCTATACCCTCTATAATCATCCTCATCTTTAACTGTTAATTCGTCTCCCTTATCATCATAAACTTTAATCTTATAAAGTGTACCGTAGTTATTATACCAAAAGTCTATTTCTTTAATTTCAGGGATAACACCATCAATATACTCCTCTACCTCTTTTCTTAGGTCTTCTTGTAATTGCTTTAATTTCCAAGCTCGATGATTAAAATTATCTTTCATTACTTTTATTTTATTATAAATATGTAGAATTACCTCTTAAGTGACTCTAAATATTCAACTACTGAGTCTATGTGCTCGTCTACTTTTTCTTTGTTTAGTTTTCCATGCCATTTTTCTAGGTCACCATTTTCAGCAATATGTTGTTGATTTGATTCTAATAATTTATCTTCTACAAATTGTTTAAAGTCATCTATTTGTTGATCTAAAACTTTATTATTAATTTTATTGAAGTATTCCTCGTATTTACCTTCTTTTTTTAGTTTATCTGTAAATTTAGCATAGCATTTTAAACAAAATTTATGAATATTATAATAAGGTTTATCAACTCTTCTGTCCATTGTTTTTTTACATTTAGGACAAAATAAAGGCATTATATGTGCCTTTTTAGCTTTATCTAATTTAGTAATATTTTGTTTGATGCCATCTTTAATAGTCCAAGTACGACCATCTGCTTCCCAAATATCTCCTTCTTTATGAAATTCTTCTGCTTTTGTATAACCTACTGAATCTCTTGTTTTTTCTCCGTATTTACCTTTAACGAGATTTCTAATTCTTTCAACATCTTTCTTTTGAAATTCCTTTTTTAGTTGTGTCATAAACCTAATTTCTTTAAATCATTAATAACCTGATCAGCAGATTGATATAATATAGCTGTTCCACCTGCTCCATTCCATCTATCAATAGTACTAGCTTTATCATCAATTAAAATATCAAATTTTGTTAAATTTGGTTTAACTGTATGTTTTTGTTTAGCTGATCTATATGTTACTTTTGGTTTGGTTGAATATAATGTACCAACCTTATCTTTAACCCACAAGCCTTTTCCAATAACACTTTGTTTTTTTACTGATGGAGCTGTTAACATTTCAAATGGATGTTGTTCTACATATCTAACTAATTTTTCTGCTCCAGGCATTAATTCAATTCCTCTCCAAAATGCTACTTTATGTTTTTCATCAATTAAATCCCAAAAAGCATTTAATCCATTTTTATCAACATATTCTTGAGGCATCATACCTGATAAATCTTCAAATCGTTTATCAAAGTCAGCTACTACACCATCCATATCTAAATAAATGTAATGTTTATTTTCATCTTCATTTAATTTAGCTAATTCAAGAGCATAAGCATTTAACCCAAATGGATCTTTTTGGTCAGTAATTCTATTTGTCCAACTTCTAAATCCAATATTACCTTCTTCATATGCTTCACGTTCTAATTGTTCTAAATAATCATCTTGATTAATATTAGTAGTCTGAACATCATGTAATCTGTCTTCATTGTCTTGATGAACATGTATTAATTCATGCGCATATGAACGTAATATATCTTTGGGATGTCTACCTAACGTATATAATACTATTTCTTTATTGTTTGGGTTATAATACGCGGTTTTACCGAAAAAATCATCAGCATTAGCATAATCAGTATGGATAAATTTTACTTTAGGATATGGTTTTAGTTTTAAACCATCTTTTTCCATACTTTTAGTTAATGACATTATTAACGGTTTAAAATCAAAATTAACAGGATCTAATACCTCATTTAATTTTTGCTTTTTTAAACGTTGTGTTTTTTTCTTAGATGCTTCTTTTTTCTTAGTAATATAATCTAAAGCAGTTTTTAAACGTTTCTTTTTAACTGGGTCTTTAGTTCTACCATACGCTGCTCTAGTTCTTTGATGGATTAAATTAATAATTTGAGATTGTCTAGCATGCGATTTAGCTTTAAATGATTTTTTATTTAAAGTATCTACTATATCCTGTCTAGTACTAAATTTAATTCCTATTGTGTCTTTTGGATCTTCATCAGTGTATAATCTTCTACTTGATCCCTTCGGTTTTTTACCTGTACCTTTTTTAGGATCCTTTTTCTTTTTTCTACCCTCATCTATTTCATCATACCCTGAACCATAAGGAGCTGCTTTACCATCTTGTGGTTTATTTTCTTGAAAATGACCTACCCTTTTATAAGTTATAGGTTTATCAAAACTATCCTTTCTTCTTGTAGCTTGTCTTTCAAATTCAGCTCTAGTAAGTTGTTTATCTGCTAATCTATCTTTTATTTCTTTTGCTGATAGAAATTTATATAACAATCCTCTTTTTTTCTGGGAGCTTAAATCTCTTAAAAGTCGTAGTGTATATTCATATTCATTTCTTTCATCATTCCATTTAACGTCAACAACTTCAACTGGAAAATCTCTTTGTTCTTTATAACCTCTATATGTTAATACTTGACCTATTTTAAATGTAGTGCCTTCTTTTTTAAATGGTTTTGATTCTTTTAATAAAGAACTTTGAGTTGTTCTTAATCCTAATTTTTCTTTCATACCTAATTCTGTAACTACAATTTTTACCATATCATATATTTCTTCTACTTCTTCATCCTTTAATTCCTTTGGCAAAAATGGTTTAAATTTTTCTAAAGATATTTTAGCAGCATTTCTAGCAGCTGTACCTGATGCCCCACCTTGAGTAATAATAGTTCTTAATTCTAAGTTAGGATAATCATCTATAGATCCAGTTCTTTTAGCTATATCAGAGAAATCATCTTCATTACCTTCTCTAGCACCTAAAATAAATAAAACATTTTCTTCAGGATGTTCTTTAGCATAATTATAAACTGCTTGGATTGGAGGTTTACTACTAAGTTGTATTTCAACTTTCATAGGAAGATATTGCTTATAAATGTCCCATATTAGTATAGATTCTTCAGGTGTTACTCCTTCTCTTTCTTTACCTCCAATTAAAATAATAAGTTCATCAATTTCTGGGTTTTGTTCTAAAGCTGTTTTTACAACTTCAAAATGACCCGCTGTAGGTGGTTTAAAACCTCCTCCATAAACTGCTACCGTTCTTTTTTCTTGTTCTGGTAGTAATCCTTTAATTAATTCGTTTACTAAACTCATTACTTACTTAAAAATTGTGTCAATTTTGCTTTAGCTTCGTCTGCAGATATTGATTTATCAATAATATCTTTTACACCATCTTTAGCTAATAACTTTCTAATTTCGCTATTTGTTTTTTCTTTTTGTTTATCAGAATAAGCTTGTCTTGCTGCTGATTTAGGTTTTGTATCTTTAGGTGAATATGGTTTTAAATATTTATCAACTATAGCATCTAAATCTTCTAATTTTTCGTCTTCTAATGTATTTGCAACTGATATAAAATTATCATCACCAAATAATTCTCTATAAGGATTATAGTTATTAGTTACTTGATTCCATGTTTTTAATACGATTGCTGGTGCTAAACTTCTATCTTTACCACCTGACGTTTGAAACCTTAATTCATTTTGTTTTAACGATCTTTCCAAATCAGTATAAACATAAAGCATAAATACATCGTATCCTGCTTTTTCTAATTCATCTTTTAATTTAACCGTTTTATTATATGAAGCAGCAGTACCATCTAAAATAAATGATTGTTTACCTTCAATTGTTTTTTCTACTTTACCAGCAAATTCTTTATTTGCATCAGCCATTGCTCTTGCTTGTTTACTTCTATCTTCAGCACTAGCATTTTTAAGGTCCAAAGAAACATTAGCTTGTTTTAATTTATCAATATAATCGTCATCAACGTTTAATACTTTTAAATTACTAAGATTTAATCCTCTTAAAACATATCCTTTACCAGCACCAGGAGCTCCAGCTAATATAATAGCCTTTGGTTTACCTGTAGTTGGTACTCCAGTTGTGACATTCATTTCCTTTAAAATATTTTCGAATTTTATCATATGTTATAAATATCGAAGGTTATATCATGTTCATTTCTTTTAGAAATTCTAATTCCTCTTTAGTTACATCCATAATGTTTTTTCGCATTATGTCCTGAGCTCGTTTATATTCTTGCTCTTCCCAATAAATTTGTTCATCACTCATCATATATTCCCATTTTTACTTCATGAATTAAATTTTCAAGTTGAGATCTACCTCCTGATACTTGTCCTGTTTCTATACAATCTAAAATATCATTTAGTTTGAGGTAGATCATCTCCTTATTTAAAGCTCTAACTTTTGCCATTATCCCATCATATTTAAAGGTTGAGTAAATAACCATCCAACATGGTTTTTCTGATCTAAACTAAAGAATAACTTATCCATTTGACCACCTCTTCGGTTTTTACTAAACCAAATAGCTCTACCACCTTCAGGCTGAAATTTAATATGAGCCATTGCAGTAATCATGTGCTTAAACCTGTTACTACCAGCAAATTCTCCACCTTTAGTAACCTGCTGAATGATCATAAAATTAGTATTTCTTTTACTTTCATTTTCAGCTTTATTATGCTTTTCAAATAAATTTAATAATTGAGTTTCAGCATTTTTCATAGTACCACCATGGAAATCTTGAACAGCAACTGCAAGCTCAGCAAATGAATCTACAAGAACCGAATCCCAACCTTCATGAAGAATTGATTTTAAAATTACTAATGGATCATTTTCAATCCAATCACCCATAAACAAAATAGGTAATGAACCGAACTTTGGAAATCTTTTAACCATTCCAACCATATCAATTTGATTCATCTCACCAGAAATAAACAATACTTTATGACCATTTTCTTTCATATCAGCAAGCATATCAAGCAAAACTGTAGTTTTACCAACTCCAGGATCTCCAACGAATGCAACGTTAGTACCTTTCATAATACCACCTTCAGAACTTAAAAGTGAATCAATTTTTTTACCTGTTTTCATTGGAACAAATAGCTCTGGGTTGAACTTAAAACTATCCATTGTCATTGTAGTAGGTTTGAATCTTCTAACTACATTACCAACTTTATGGCTTGGTCTACCTCTTTTGATTTTAATTGTATTTGACATAACCTTAATTATTTTTCTTATTTACTCTGTAAATATACAACCCCTCTCTGTGGTAGCCAAATTTTTCCGCGGGAGAGGAAAAAACCCCTTGAGGGGGTTAATCTTTTTACATGCTTTTATTCCTTCCATGGAGCGTTTAAGAACAACTCAAAACTGGGGTGAATATACAACTATTCTCTGTGGTAGCCAAATTTTTACGCGGTTCTCTTCACTGAAGTTTTAAATGAAGTAGTTGCTGGTTTGTGTTTAGGGTTTTCTAAATCAAATATTCTTTTTACTGATTTGAATATTTCTAGATTTTCTTCTTGTGATCTAGGGGATTCATATATTTCCCAATTTTTACCTTTTAAACGTTTACCTGAATTATCAACACCTCTAGATTTAGATTTAAGCCATAAAACACCTATACGTTCAGCTTCTTTACCATAACATTCTTTATACATTTGGGCATAAGCAGCACCCTGTAAATCATATGTTGTTTGTAAGTGGTTTGACGTTTTAAAATCAATAACCCATAATGTACCGTCAATTTCACAAATTAAATCACAAGTACCTGCTATTTTTAATTCATCACTAAATAAATGTACTTCTGTTTCAATTAATGTTGGTTTGTAAGTTTCCCAGAAATCAACAAATCTTAAAAACATTTGCCATACTAAAGGATCCATTTTAGGATAACCACTTTCACTTAAGTAGTTTATTTCTTTACCTTCAAAATATCTTTCTATTAACTCATGTACAGCTGTTCCTTCTTCACTTGCTTTTTTAACAATCCAATCTGCACTGTATCCTACTTTTTTAAGCCAATCTTCAAAATATTTACCTTTAGGGTAAGCCTGAAGTACATAGGTTACAGATGGATAATACTCACCATTTCTTCTATAATACCTAGAATCTGGTAGTGTAATTTGTTTATGATCGTCTGAGATCTCTAAAATTCGGTTGTATGATTTTTTGATCATATAGCTAATTTTTGTTCCAATAAATTAGAATAGGTTAATGGAACTGTTTTTTGTATAAGTCTTGTGAAATTTTCGAAACCCATCTCACTCGGGTCCTTATCTTGCATATCAACAAGATAGACTTCTTTGCCTTCCGCCATTAATCTTTCACAGAATTTCAAAGCTTGTTTAATTGCATCCCTATCTAATGCAATATAAATTTTATCTACTAATGAAGTAACTATTTTTTTCATTAAGCTACTTTGAATATTTTTACCTAGTAATGGTATTGCATTTCGTTTTATAGCAATAGCATCAAATGGTCCTTCACATAGAACAATAGGTATATTCCAATTAATAAAATACTCATTTGGAATTATATCTCTACTTACTTGTGGGTTTCTATATTTAACATAAGGTTCTTTTTCAAATGAACGACCTGTAAAATAATTTATATTTCCATCTTTATCATATGTTGGTAATATAATCATATTTTTATACAATCCTTCTTTACAATACCCTATATTATATTTAATTATATCTTTTTTACTAATATTTCTCTTTTTTAAATATGCTAAAGCATGTCTAGCAATAATATCTGATTTATCAACATCTTTTAATGTTATATATTCTTCTGGTAGTTTTAAGAAATATTTTGGTGATTGTTCATTGCTTACATATGTAACATCTTTAACGTATGTTTTTGCTTCTGCTATTTTTTCTTGTGATGCACCAGCAGCTTTTAATAGGTAAAGTATATTTTTACCTTTTTTATCACATACCCAACAATGCCATGGGTTTTCACCTTTTTTATTTTCAGTAAAATTAACTTCTAATTTAGGTTTATGATGTTTACAGTGAGGACAAGTATAAGCCATATTGCCACGAGCAGTTTGTTTGCCTGTGCCTAATACAGAATTTACTAAAGTAACTAATAACTGATTTATCATAACACCGTAATATACGTTAATGGTCTTTAATTTCCAAAGGATCTTCATATTTAACATCTTTTAAATCCTTAGTAAAGAATTTACCTAAGATATTATCATTGAAAAATTCGTCTGGTTTTTCTAGCACTTGGTATATCATTTGATATTTAACTTCAAAATAAGTTAGTGCTTTTTTATTAGTTACACATTTTAGTATAGTACGTTCAAATTCATCTTTTTTACCTTCTGATAATAATAATTTGATATCTTTTTGAGAACCATAATAAGTTTTCCAATCAGATTCCTTAACTATTAATTTGTAGGCTGGGCGACGACCCACTACACCTTGTAATTTCGCTAATTCTTTTTTACCGATTTTTTGTTTCTTATTATGAAATAAAACCTTTTTTCCGATATATGTTTTCCCACTAGGTATATGAGTTGTTTTATAAACAAACCCATAAGTACTATCTGGGAATTGGCTAATATCAACCATTTCTTTGGCATTATATGTCCAATTCATAGTTATTGTTTTAATTAAACATCAGTTTAACGCAACGATGATAAATATTTTAACATAAATTAAGAATGTTATTTTGTATTATCTCCATATGTTCTGGTTTGACACCATCTGCTGTGCCTAATTCTTTCCATAACTGCGCGGATTCTTCCCTTTGTCCAACATACCATGAAGTATATGCCTTTTGAAATAATAACATATAATCACCAGGGTAATTAACATCGTAAGGTAAAGAATCTTTTCCTATATTTTCTAATCCTAAACAAGAATACATATAAGCTGGTTTCCATTCTTTTCTACTAGAATGCCATAAACTTAAATGTAAATATGCTTCAGGTCTTTTAGGTAAAAATGCTACTGCTGTTTGTAATTGTTCTCGTTCCCAATTTGGTCTTCGAGTTGTATTATGCATTTGTTTCCATGTTTTTAATATACAACAATAAGCAAATTCTGGGTCTGTTTCCCATGTTAATTCAGCTGCTCTTAAAAAATAAGATAATGCAGAAGCACCTTGTCCTAATTTTTCATATTCCTCAGCTAATTTAGCATTAACATAAGGGTCAGTAGTATTATCTAAATACTCGTATAAATATTTTTTTAACTGTTCCATATATTTTTATCTTCCCATTCTAATTTATCTAATAAATTAATAGGTAATCTTAAAGCATAAGCAGCATTATCTTGATAACCAAATGTAGCTATAAAATTATCACCATCAATAACTAACCCACAAGCAAATTCAATTTGCGCATCCATAAATTTAAATGGTTTAGTCAATGCTTTTAAATTCCAATCTTTATCCCATATAACAAATCTATGATAATATTGAGCATCTTTATGTTTTCCTGGATGATGGAAAAATAGGCATCCGTGTGTTAGACATATTCTATCTCCTTCATCTCCAAATGGTATTACTTGAGAGCCACCTCTTAATTCTCTTGGAATATCTAAATCATACTTTTTTTCTACTACAACTTCACTAGTTTTTGTTTTAGGATCAACCTTCATTACTTGTAATGGATCACACCATCTAATAAAATGATAAGGCATATCTAAAACAGGCATCCAGTTTTTTTCTAAATAAGTATGTGGGTCAACTTCTATTCTATCTCTTGTAATCTCTTTACAAACATCTTCATCCCAGTGTACTTCACAAAGTTCCATTCTACCTTCTCCATCAGGTTTAACATCTCTTCTTACTCCACAAGCATAAAATATATCATTCCATCTAAATATCCTAACATCTTCTAAACCAATAAATGTCCATACTGGTTTAATATCGTGTTTTGATGTGTCAATTTTTTGATAGGTTTCTACTTCTAAAGTATCAGAATTTAAATTACATAAATAATTTCCTGTTCTTAATTTAATATCATCTTCAGGATTTAAATAAGATAAAGTACCATACTTACAATAAAACTTTTGATTAAATTCAGCATGATATAAAGTATAATGTACATGTCTAATATTTGCTATTAATCTACCATCTTTTTCTTTATAGATAGAAACATTACATAGGCCTGTACCATCAGTTAAATTACCTGGTATAATTAATGGGGTTAATAATCCACCATTATCAACTGCTAATTTTGCTAAATTTCTTATCATATTATCTATAATGTCCTCCTCCTAACCATAATACAAAAGATTTTCTAGTACCTTTTGTTACTGGAGTTACTCTGTGCATCATATAAGATGGGAAAATAAAAACACACCCTGCAGCTTTTTCTGCTTCAATAAATGGTCCTTCTGTACTTCCACCTCTAAATAATTGAAGAGTACCTCCTTCATATTCATCTGGTTCAGATAATTGTACTGTAATTGAGATTTTTCTTTTAGATAACATTCCAGGGCCTATATCTTGATGCCAATCATAATGACCAGCTGGAGCATGATATTCTGTATATTGAATTTGTTCTGGTATATGTTGTAGGTCGAAGTTCCATAATTCATTATTAGCTGCTACAGCCATATTAGATAATTTTTCATATAACCACCACCAATTATCATTTTGAGGGATCCATTTAATATTTGATTTTCTATTATCGGAATCATCACCTCCTACTGTAGTTGCTATATGCCAAGGTAAATCAGAAACTGATTGTTCAATTATATTTAGTTCTTCTTTATTAAATCCTTCTTTATAAAAATAATAATTCTGTGAATCATTTTCTGGTTGGTCAAATGTATAATTTAAATTCATTGGAATACGTTTTTTTGTTTTTCAATTTCTTCTATAATATCTACTCCTTCAAATATACTATCTACATTTGCATAAGGTAAATTGTTTATACTTTCTACTAATGAATATCCTGAATAAGTTGAATGCTCTGTTTCAAAATGTGGTTCATTTGCTTTAACTGTAAAGTGATAAGGATATCTAGTTATTGGATTTTTATAAGCAAATTGTTCTGGTTCTGTTGATATCCAACATACTGTGGATGGTTTATGTAATGCTACAGCTAAATGTTGAGCAAAACTATCTATAAATAATCTTCTTTGAGATAAACTAATTAATATAGCTATTTCTCTAATTCCCTCAGTTGCTGGGATTGTGTGTTCGTATGATTTTTGCCAATCACTTTTTATATGATAAATTGTATAATCATTTTTATAGTGATTAATTATTTTTTCTACTACACTATCAGGTAAATCTCTAGCCCAATTATAATCCATTTCTTGTGATCTATCACCTCCATGGGTTTGTAATACAAAAATTGGTTTATCACTTTTATATTTTTCTTTAAATTTTATTTTTTCCTTTTCATCTATATAATATTGAGGCCATTCATTCTTATATTCAACTCCACATAAATTAGCCCATACATCATATAAACCTTTTTTCCTAGTTACAAAATCAGTATGCTCATAAGGTTCATAACCACATACTTTAAATTCTTGATCTTTACAATATTTGTAATATACTTGAGAAAAGTTAGCAAAAGTAAATACTTCTTTAACTAAAGGATTATTTTTAAATATTTGGGGGTAAGCAGTTACAACAATAATATTGTAATCAGGATGAGTCCTTTTAATTGAATTTATTATAGCAGTTGATATAATAGTCTTACCTATTCCACCTTTTATTTCTAAAATTAGATTCATATTTCTATATTAAAATTTATAACCGTTCTCCATGTTTTACCATAAAAAGGAGCTACTGAGTGTAGTAGATCATGAGGCCAAATCATCAGCATTCCCGCTTTTGGTCTAATATAATGTCTTTCTCCTCTAATATGGAAAGCAAATGTGCCACTATAAGGATGATCTTTAATAGGGTCTCCATCACTTAAATAATAACCACCTGAAAACATCATAGGTTTTTCTTCTGAATTGCTCCATCTATTATGGTTGTGAGCATTATGTCCTCTACCATCTGCTGGATGGTAATATTGCATCCAATTTTCTGTTATTACTGGTTTGCAATCTTTATCTCCTACTAAACTTTTAAAACCATTTATAATTCTACGTTTAATTACTTCAACATCTTCATTCTCTGTAGATAGAAAGTCATTTGGTTTAGCATAATATCTACTTCCTAAAGGTGGTAATTCATGACTTTCAGTCCATTCTTCTTGATAATCATAATTTAAATAATAATGATCTTGTCTAACTTTATCATATTGAAATGGTAATTCTTGACCTTGTAATTTACCTTCTGGGTCTAATAATCTGTTACCTAAATCAAATACTCTTTGGGTGATAATATCATTACCATATTCTTTTTTAAAAACAGGAATAGGTGCTAAAAAGTAAACGTCTTCTCTATCTGTAGGATAAAACGGTTTATTTTTCATAGTTTTCTAAGTTTGTGATATCAGAGTCCTTCCCTGGTACTTGGGTAAAGTACGAAGATTTTACTTGGTCTCCACGCAATAATAAACTTTTTTTCATTTCAAAAATTTGCCAATCTAAACCTCTAGATAATTTAGAAACATTAGTTACATGTTCAATTATTTTTTCAGCTCCTTTTGGCCAAATAACATACGCTAATATAGTAGGTTGATCTGCTAATAACCAATAATAATCTATATTTTTTCTATTAACTATTTTTTCCACTAATTCTAATGGGAAATCTTGTAATTGTTCTGTATCATCTTCAAATATAAAATAAGGTAATTCTTGACTAGCACATTCTTCTAATAAATTTAAATGTGTATAATTAGCTGCTACTAATGAAGGTATATGAATATTATATTTTTCATAATCATTCCCTTTAATAAATTCTTTATCAAAATCAGTTAATTCATATTCTTGACCATTAATTCCTATTGCATATTCAAAATCTATATCTTTAAAAAATTGTTGTTTTTCAAGTTTATCTCTACGATCTTGTCTTCTTGGTAAAGTTATTACTTTTACTTTATATTTTTCCATATTTTATTTCTTAAATCCTCTATGTAAAGGTACATAAAATTGTACACTTTGTCCAATTTCTTTTCCTGTTTCTATTGCTTTTTCTTGTGCTCTATCAAATATTTCCCAATTACTTTCATTGCAGTAAGCATCACGTGGTAATTGTGTAGAAAGTTTTTCACCATGTGTAGGGCTAAATTGAATATGAGGTGCTCCTACTTCTTTTGCAAATTTAACCATATCAGAAACTTCATGTACATTCCACATATTGATATTATTTGCAATAAATGATTCATCCCATCTTTGTTCTTCTTTACATTTTTTAAAGTAAGTTATTAGGTTTCTTTTTACAACATGAAAATAATTTAATTTTCTAACTTTTTGATATGTTTTAGGTGTAGCAGCATCTACTGAAAAACCAAACACTGATTTTTCTACATATTCATCTAAATATTTATTTTGGTTTTTTTCTCCAAATAAAGTAGCATTACAAAAAGTCCATATTAAAACATCTTTTTTATATTTTTTAAATTCTAACTTATCTAAAACATCAAATATTTGTCCTTTAAAGAAGGGTTCTATAATTCCTAATACAGTTAATGTTTCAAGATAAGGTAATGATGGTTTGATAAATTCTAACATTTCATCTGTTCTATCTGGAATGGTTCCATCTAAATAAGGTTTCATCCATCCTTCGCTTGATCTAGGACACATTGCACAAGCCGTTTTTGGTGTTGGGTTTTCACCTCCTATGTTACACATTTGAGGAGATAAAGCAAATTCAACTTGTTTAGGATATTTTGTTAAAATAGCATCTTGATTTCTTTCTAAATCTGTTACATAAAGAGGGCACATATTATTATTACACATAGGATGGAGTTCTTTATTTAATGTTGCTACCCTAACCGCTCTTAATTTTTGACCTTTATATAATTCCTCCATTGACTTTCCTTCATCAAATATATTACCATAATAATCAGTTTGATGGCAACATGAATGATATTGACCATCAAATTCTATTCTAAATCTATCAAAGGGTAATTTACAATATGATTTCATTATAAATGTCTAAAATATTCGTTTATACCTATTTTATTGTTAACATATTCATTTAATTTACCAGATCCAATTTCTTTAATACTTTTAGGAAATGCCCTACCATAACAAATTGTGGGATGATATTTGTCTATATATTCATCTAATGTACAATTAGCATAATTAAACATTGCATGTTCTTCTATACAATAATTAATTTTATTTTTTATAGCTTCTACAATTAATTTTTCAGCAAATTTTTTATCTCTAGAATAAGCTAACCCAAAGTTAGGAGATACTAAAAGATCTTCTAATTTCCAATGATATTTTCTTAATTCTTCTTCTAATGGAATATCTAATTTAAATTCATCTTTTATTCTAGTTATTTGTTTTTCTGTATAACAATATAATGGAACTTGTGTTTCTTTTTGTCTAATAATTTCAATATCTAAGTCTTTTAATTGAACACAATCCCAGTCTAATAATAATGCTTCACCTGTTTCTTTTAAAGATTTATCTAATGCTATTAATTTTTTACCATGTTGAGTAAATTCTCTATTAAAGTAAGGATATTCATTATCATCCATTTTAACATAATTGTAGCCTCTTTCTTCTAATACTTTTATATTTTCATCTCCCCAAACATATACTACTTCATCAGGGTATAAAGGTTTATTTGGTATTTCTGGGTAGAGATATGTTTCTGACCAATCAGAAGGTGCATATGGATTTGTCCATAAAGCTCTTACTATTCTTAATTTAGATATGCTCACAATATAAATCCATTTTTAATTGTGTATCCATATAATCATTAAATTTCTTTTGTAGTTTAGATACTTTACTACCATTTTTTAGTGCTCTATTTGATACACCATAAGTACAAGTAGGTTGATATGTTTTAATATATTCATCTAATGTGCAATCTGTATATAGAAAAGTTGCATGTTCTTCAACACATCCTTCTATATTATTATCAACTGCTATTTTAATTAGTTTTTCTCCTAAAGTTATATCTCTACTATATACAAACCCAAAATTAGGGCTCACTAATCCATTTTCCCATTTCCAATGCCATTTTAAAAATCCTTTAGTAATAATTCTTAAATGATTTTCTATTTGATTATGTTCATCAGGATTATTAAATACAGGATGGTCTTTAGGTATTGACTCATATAATGCATCATAACAATTTTCATGTTGAATATATAATGGTATTTGTATAGGTTTTTTACGTAATTCTTGTAAAAATTCTTTATCAAATGGTCTTAATACATAACAATCCCAATCTAACATAATTACCTCACCAAATTCTTTTAATGCTAAATCTAAAGCAATTAATTTTCTTTCGTATATTAATTCTAATACTTCATAAGCAAAAGGTGATGTTTCTTCTTCTACATATCTGGTTTCAAAACCACGTTCTTTTAACATAGCTTCATTTTCCCTACCCCAAACATATACTATTTCATTTGGATGTGTAGGTACAGGGGGTATTTCATTGTAAGTATGATCACGATAACCCCATAAAGACCTAATTATTTTTATTGTACTCATCCCAATATTTTTTAAATATGTCGTTATTTAAATTTCCACCATAACCATGCCTTTCTATTAACGTTTTAAACCAAAAGTTAGTTAACTTATTATATTTATTTTTATCTATATTATATCCTATTTTATCTAACCAAACATGATGGTGGAGTATTTCTTTATCATCATTTGTATTTAAAGGTTTATACCATTTTTCCGCTTTACCTTTATATCTGTCTTCATATTCATCATCATATCTATTATGATGTGCTAAAGCTATTTTTTGTGTTAATGTATTTACTTTATAATTATTTTCTCTTATAATATGACCTAAAATACCTTGGTCTGTTAATAACCAAAACCATTCTGGTATATGTTCTCCATTAGTTGTTACTAATTTTTTGTGCCATTCATGATATTTTTTTATTACATCTGGGTTATTAAATTGTAGATAGGATGTATTTGGAGACCAATCATTTATATTATAATTTTCAATCCAAGGCACATGGGTAATTTCTTTTTCATATTTTTCTTTATCAAAATAATAATAACCTCTACCTATTTCCCAATGTGCTATTGTTAAATCATTAGCATAAGACCAATCAGGTAATTTTTGATTTATAATCATATCCTGGTCTAGGAATACAAAAGGTTCAACCATATTAGCTAAACATTTAATTTTACCACTAGTCCAAAAATAAGCAGCATCTATATTTGATTTGGAGTAACCGTTTAAAAATTTAACATCAACTTCATCATACATGTTTAAAATACCAACAGATTGATAATAATTAGCTCCAACTGTATCAGTGTATAATTTAATAGGACCATTCCAATATTTCCAAGTAGCTATAGAAAACATTGTATATAATATTTGAAAATCAGTTAATTCATAGGTATTTGAAGTTGAATTTTTCATTATTTCAAACCCATGACCTCTTAACCTTTGTCTTCCAAAATAAGGTTTAGTCCAATTTACGTGTACTGCTTTCATCTGTTTTAAAATATATTACACTACAATCTCTAATTGGGAATCCACTTGGGGTTTTAATAGTTCTTCTCGTAATATAATCTATAGGCATATCAGGATCTGTCCAAAAATATTGTAACCCTAAAAATCTATCTGGTTGCGTTGCACTATCAAAATCACCATGAGTGCAATTCATATGATGTATAGATTCATAAAGTCCTTCAATAATTGTTTGATCGTATGTTCCTTGTGATTGTTGAAGTATACTATATTTACTAGTTAAAGTATAAAAACCACCAAAATCTAAATAAGTATCAGCTGCATATTTTAAAGGTAAATATTGTTCAAACATTTTGGATGCTGATTGTTTATTAATTTGATAAGCATGGGCAGACCATGGATTTTTATAGGATTTACATAACAATTCTGAGTATTTTGTTTGTATTCCTTTAATTTCGAATATTTTTTGTTTGCCCCAAATTACTATATCTGCTTTACTATCTTTTATTTGTTTTTTAAATAAATCAAAACCTCCAGTTAGACTATATTCAAAAAAATAAGGATCAAAAACAACATCATCTTCTAATATTAAACAAGTATTATGTGATGATTTTAAAAATGTACCGATAGCTTTTCTATGAGATAAAGCACAAGCTATAATATTATATGTAAAACAACCTACAGGATCAATAAAGAATTTATTTAAAATTCCATCTTTAATTAATTGAGGAATTGAAAATTTTTCCTCTTTTCCATCTATAGCAGTGATAAATTCATAATTTTGGATGCCCAATTTATCAAATTGTTTAATCATCCTTAATTTTCTTTTTTTATGTCTTTCTAAATTGATAACATATATGTGATCAACACCTAAATTAATGTTCATGTATATCTCGTCTTAAATTATTATAAAAATCATCATAATCTACTAATTTACCTGCTCGAATACATCTTTGCAAATAATTCATATTTTCTTGGTATTCACCAGTAATATTTCTTAAATATTTTTCCCTTAATTGTCTTTCTTCAACACCATAGTGCTTATAATATAATGAACATTCTTTACTATTCCAAATACCTTGTTCAGCTTTTATATTATCAGATTGAGATAAACCCATTGGTTTTTTACAATCCCAAACTAAATCTGATAAAGTTTGATGGGGAATTTTATTTTTTACTAACCATTGTTTTAACATAAATTGTTCAGATAAAATCATATGGTTAGTAGTAATATCTTGTTTTTTATGAGGAGGTAGATTTTTACGTAATTTAGTTAATATTTGATGGTTTTCTAATACTTGTTTACCATATTTGTTTGCAAATTCTGGATCCGGTAGATAAAATAAAGATACATTAGCTGCTCTATCTGTAACTCTTTCAAATGGTATTTGTTTAGCATAAGGATCCCATTCAGGTGGATACCAATTACTAGCTATTTCATCATAAGAATATAAAACTTTATTATTAAAATGTTCATCTATATTTTTTCTTATTAAGAAATCATGATCTACTACAATTATAGGAATTTTAGTTTCACTTATAATTTTTGTTTTACAACCTGACCAGAAAATTTCTCTGTCTATATTATTTGGGTATTCTAATTCTCGTATATCATGCCATAAATGGAGTATTTCTAATTTATCTAACGTTTTATACGTTAAATTATCACAATATAATACAGTACTATGGTCAGGATGATATCTCCTCCATAAAGAAATAGATGCTACTAATAATGTAAGTTGTAATTTATTATAAAATAACTTGTCTTTTTTGACATTTTCTAAAACCCAAATTGTTTCCATAAAACCTATTTAATTCATTTTAACTAAATACACCATATACTGTTGTTAATGATGCTAAATCTGAGGGGTCTAAAGTTAAAGGATAAAAATTATAATCATCACTTGTAGAAAGAGCTGTTCCAGTTGCGCTATTCATTCTCCAAGCACTAAATGTATATGGATAAGTATTAAAAGCTGTTAATCTAACATAACTGTTTGCTACTGCACCACTATTATAACTGTTAGTTGCTCCACCTAATGCAACACTATTTCTTAATCCACCAATAGTACCAGTACCACCGAATGAGGTAAGGTAAGCTTGTCTCCCACCTCCAGCAGGACCTTTAAACCAAGGTTCAGTTACTCTTATTGTTCCCCTACTAGAATCATTTACCTGTAATCCAAAATAAATTCTTGACCTAGTAAATAAAAGACCAGCACCAAAACAACATCCCGCTTGGGTACTGCTATTGTATTGATCTGGAGTGTTTAAATATGAATTTGGGGTTGGTTGAGTATTTGTATCATCATTTGCTCCGTTATACCATGCTCTATACATTTTACATAATGATAATTCCGCAGTTGGGTCCCATCCTACTCTAGCTTTCCAGCAAGAATTATAAAGTCCTGTTGTATATTTTAAACCATTATAATCACAACCATTTATTAGTCCTGATCCTGAAAAGGCAATGGATTTAAACCAACCACAAGTGGCTTGTTCACCATAATAAGCAAGTTGTAGATTTCCTGCTCCGTTATAATACCAATTATCTGCCGACATATCATTATTTTATAAAAATTGAGCCCAAAAGTTTTGAACTGCTCCATTCATTATATTTGTTGAATTATGATATACATTAGTCATACTACTGTTATTCCAATAAGTTCCACTAACTGTATTATATCTCCAAGCTGCAAATACATAACCATAAGCTGCAGCTGCCATTAGGGTTATATAGGTTCTATCATTAGACATTACATTATTTTTATACCCTGCTATTGACGTACCAGATTGGGTTGGTAATGGGGAATATGCTGTAATTGTTCCTTTACCTGATTGACAATTTACACCAAAATAAAATCTTCTATCTTCATTTCTAATAAAACCAGCACATAAATTACATTGATTACCTCCTGATTTTTTATTTGTACAATAAACGTAAGGGACTGCTTTAAATAGAGTGTTAGAACAATTATAAGTATTTAACCACTCACACATACTATGGTTTGATGTTCCTCCTGGCCAACCTGTATTGGTTATAAAGGCATTATTATACATCCCATAACAAGTTCCTAAACTTGAACCTACAGGTATGTTATTATTTCCATATGATGTAGTATCCCATCCCATATTACTCTAGTATATCTGTTATGCTATCACTTCCAAAGATTCCAGTGTAATGATCCTTTAATCTTGAATAAGCATGTTCAAATATACTACCTGTAATAAGGTCGGGTTTAAATCTTGATTTTTGAACGGTATCACTACCTGTAGTCACTGTTTCGATTGATTCTGTTCTTGTTGATATAATTTCATTTCCGTCAGCATCAAAATCAACATATTCAACTTCTCTATCTTCAAATGAAGAGGAATAAGTTGTTACTTCAACATCTACACTTTCTGTTATTGGAAAATATTGAATTTGTTCTATCCAATATTGTTGTCCATCATATGACATAGATGGAGGTAATTGAGCTGATGCATCATTTGATTGAAGATCTTCAATAAATTCAGGTATAGCTTTTTGTGCTCCATCCCTACTTGTAAAGATATTAGAAAAAGTTCTAATCATACCAGAATGTTTTTCTAGTTTGTAATCTTCAATTCTTACGTAAAATTCATCAACACTTGCACCGTTATGAAATTCTACATCTCTTGTAACTTTAAATCCCATTGTTTTATTTATTTAAATTTTCGATTTTATTATTTAAGTCTTTAATTGCTGCAATTAATACTGCTACTAATTTTTCATATTTAACAGCTAAATATCCATCTTCTCTTTTTTCAACTAATTCTGGATAGAATTTTTGTATTTCTTGGGCACTAACTCCAATATCATGTCCTTTATAAACTACTTGATTTGAGTTCCAATCAAATTCATATCCATTTAATTTAACTAAGTTATCTAAGGCACCAACTAATGGTTTCATATTATCTTTTAATCTTTCATCTGAAGAATAATATGCTACGACATCCCCTGTTGATCTTACTAATGCAAATTGTACTGTTGAATTAGTATTAACATATTGGTTCATTGCAGTTGCATAGGTATTTGATGTACCTGTTGCACCAGTTTGTCCTTTTTGTCCCTTAGCACCTCCACCACCTTGAGCACCTGTTGCACCTTGAGGTCCTGTTACACCTCCAATACCTTGTTGTCCTTTTTGTCCTTTTTGTCCCTTAGCACCTTGGCCTCCTTGTCCACCTTGTGCACCTGTTGCACCTTGTGGACCTGTAGCACCTCCACCACCTTGAGCACCTGTTGCACCTTGAGGTCCTGTATTACCTGTTTGTCCTTTTTGTCCTTTAGCACCTTGGCCTCCTTGTCCACCAGTTTGTCCTTTTTGTCCTTTCTGACCTTTAGCACCTTGGCCTCCTTGTCCACCTTGTGCACCTGTAGTACCTTGTGGACCAGTATTACCTGTTTGTCCTTTTTGTCCCTTAGCACCTTGGCCTCCTTGTCCACCTTGTGCACCTGTAGTACCTTGAGGTCCAGTTGCTCCAGTATTACCTTTAGCACCTTGAGCACCTCCACCACCTTGAGCACCTGTTGCACCTTGTGGGCCTGTACCTCCTGTATTTCCTTTTGCACCTTGTGGTCCTGTTGCACCAGTAGTACCTTGTGGACCTGTAGGTCCTGTATTTCCAGTTTGACCTTTTTGTCCTTTTGAACCTTGAGGTCCTGTCCCACCTTGAGCTCCAGTTGCTCCTTTAGCACCTTGTGGACCAGTTCCACCTTGTGGACCTGTTGCACCTGTAGTACCTTGTGAACCTGTAGGGCCAGTTGATCCAGTATTACCTTTAGCTCCTTGAGGACCTGTTGCTCCAGTTGTTCCTTGTGTACCAGTTCCACCTTGAGCTCCAGTAGCACCTTTTGCACCTTGTGGTCCTGTTGGACCAACAGCACCTTTAGCTCCTTGAGGCCCAGTTGAACCAGTTGCTCCTTGAGGACCTGTAGGTCCAGTATTACCTGTTTGACCTTTTTGTCCTTTAGCACCTTGAGGTCCTGTCCCACCTTGAGCTCCAGTATCACCTTTTGCACCTTGAGGTCCAGTTGCTCCAGTATCTCCTTTTGAACCTTGTGGTCCTGTAGTACCTGTAGTACCTTGTGAACCTTGAGGTCCTGTAGAACCAGTAGCACCTTTTTGTCCTACTGCACCTTGTGAACCTGTATTTCCTTTAGCTCCTTGAGCACCAGTTGCTCCTTGTGAACCTTGAGGTCCAGTTGAACCAGTTGTTCCTTGAGGTCCTGTAGAACCAGTTGCACCAGTTTGTCCTTTTTGTCCTTTATCTCCTTGATCACCAACTGCTACAAATGAACAAATAATATCTTCGTTATTTGAGAATGGGTTATTAGCTGAGTATGCTTCATTTGATATATCTAATGTCCACCATGAACCATTATCTGTTAAATCTGTAATAGCCCATGTTATAAATTGGCTAGCATCTGTTCTATTAGATATTCTAATATGACCTTTAATTGCTGAAGTAACACTATCTAATGTTTCAAGTGTTGATTCTATTGAATTACCACCATCATCATCTTGACTCATGTAAGCTTTTGTAGCTTCTCTTTGTGATGGTGTAGCTGAGAAATTTAATCTTATATTTCCTGTTCCTGGGTCTGTTGCTGAATTACTAGTAGAGAAAGTATAATCAAATGAGTTACCACCAAAGTTACCATCTGTACCTTGTGTACCTGTTGCACCTTGTGACCCAACTTCTCCTTTTTGTCCTTTTTGTCCTTTTTGACCAGTTGCTCCTTGTGAACCTTGAGGTCCAGTAGCACCTTTAGCTCCTTGAGGTCCAGTAGATCCTACTTCACCTTTTTGTCCTTTATCTCCTTGTGGACCTGTTGCACCTGTAGTACCCTGAGTACCAGTTGTACCAGTATCACCTTTAGCACCTTGTGCTCCAGTTTGTCCTTTTTGTCCTTTTTGGCCAGTTGCTCCTTGTGAACCTTGAGCTCCAGTATCACCTTTAGCTCCTTGTGGTCCTGTATCACCAGTTACACCTTGTTCACCTTTTTGTCCTTTTGAACCTTGAGGTCCTGTTCCACCTGTTGCACCTTGAGAACCTGTAGGTCCAGTTGATCCAGTTGCACCTGTTTCACCTTGAGTACCAGTTGTACCTTGTGAACCAGTTGGTCCTACTGCTCCTTTAGCTCCTTGTGCACCTGTAGTACCTTGAGTACCTGTTGCTCCTTGTGAACCAGTTGGTCCAACATCACCTTTAGCACCTTGTGGACCAGTTGCTCCAGTATCTCCTTTTGAACCTTGTGGTCCTGTAGCTCCTACTTCACCTTTTTGTCCTTTTGAACCTTGAGGTCCAGTATTTCCTATTTCACCTTTTTGTCCTTTACTTCCTTGAGGTCCAGTTGGTCCTGTTGCTCCAGTATCACCTGTTTCACCTTGTGAACCTTGAGCTCCAGTAGCACCTTTAGCACCTTGTGGTCCTGTAGGTCCAGTTGATCCAGTATCTCCTTTTGCACCTTGTGGACCAGTTGATCCAGTTGCACCTTGAGTACCAGTTGTACCTTGTGGTCCAGTATCACCTTGATCACCTTGTGCACCTTTAGGACCTGTTGGTCCTGTAGTACCTTGTGAACCTTGAGGTCCAGTTGATCCAGTATCTCCTTTATCACCAGCAGCTCCTTTAGCACCTTGTGGACCAGTTCCACCTTGTGGACCTGTTGCACCTGTAGCACCTTGACTACCATTAGTACCTGCTGTACCTTGTGCTCCTGTAGGTCCTGTTGGTCCTGCATCACCTTGAGCTCCAGTTGTTCCTTGTGAACCTTGAGGTCCAGTATCACCTTGATCACCTTTAGATCCTTGTGGTCCTGTAGCTCCTCCTTCTCCTTTTTGGCCTTTACTTCCTTGTGGTCCAGTTGGTCCTAAATCACCTTGAGCACCTTTTGTACCTGTAGTACCTTGAGTACCAGTTGTACCTTGTCCACCTTGAGCACCTGTAGGTCCAGTTGCTCCTTGTGCACCTTGTAAATCTAAATCTGTTCTATAAAATGTACTACCAGCATCATTAACAACTACAATTTTAGTTTCAGAACTACCTGCTGGTATTCCTCCTATTTGTACTGTGCTTCCTGTTATAGTCCTTGATAATACTGCATCACTACCTGAGAAGTAACTACGTGTTCCATCAGGTTTATCTCCTAATTGTAAATTACCTGTAACGTTAAGACTGCCTGCTGGATACCAAACTATTTGAGCTTGATTATCTACATAAATTGATGAAGATAAACTACCTGAAGTTACAAAGGGAATACTATATGGTAAGTTAGGAGATGAACCGGAACCTGTCGGAACCAAATTATATGATTTTGCTGATAATCCATTTACATCAGCGTTACTTCCCGAAACAATTACTTTTTTCCAGTTTGGCATGTCAATATTTTTATTATGGTTGGTTACTCAAAATGAGCCCACTTCCGTTAAGGCCTATAATATAGTTATACATATTATAATGTAGTGAGAAAATTAAAGGATTACAAGTAATTTTAAACTTAATGTTTAAGGTGTGAAATTATCAGGATAACAAGGTCCTCTTCTAAATTCTTGTGGAGCCATTGGTGATTGTATTACTCTTCCACCAGTACCAATATACATCATTGTTACATTAGGTACACCTTCATTTGAACAATCACTTGCTGCTTGGGAAGTTATTTTACAAGTATACCAACCTGGTTTTGGAACAAGACTATCTAAACTACCTTGAGTATAAACTCCAAAAGGTTTAGTTCCTGTAACTGTATAATCTGGTTGTCCAGGATCTCCTGTAAGTACATGTCCTCCACCCCTAAAATCATTAGGAAGGCCTTGATTATAACCATCAGAAAAATAATATGTTGTATCTGGGGTATAACTACTTGTAAATTGACAAGGAGTTGCGTATATATCTAAAGTTACTGTAACAAATTTTACTTGAAATGGTAACCATTGAATAAAAGATCCTGTTATTGCAGTTATTTTACCATTTGCATCTCCTTGAATATAATAATTTCCATTAAATCCTACTTGTTGTCCTGCAACACTATGTCCACCTCCATTAAATATATTATAAGCACTATAAGCTGGTACAGCAGGAAAAGCTTGATCTTGATACTCAGGAAAAGATTGCATAAATCGA